AACTAATCCAGCCCACCTCACCAATCCGAACGCAAGGTCTAAACGACCCTCCCGACGAATACGTCGGTTCCGCTATATTCCGTCAACTTTTTCACATGTTTACTGGATATGGCGATGCCGCTATCAACATGGCTCGCTCAAAACGGATCCATGCCCTCTTCGGATCAATCAATTCCGTTGCCTCTTTCGCTAAAAACCTCGCTCCTCTCATTAAAGAAGTCATTTCTCTTCTCCTTGCTCATATCACTGGTGGAGAAATGCGCGACTTACGTCGCGACTCTCTACTTCTTCTCAAAGAAATGCAAGCCGCTATTGCTTCGCAAAACACTTCTTCTGCCCAAATCACTCTCCTTATCGATCTCGTTGCACGAATCGATTCAATCGAAGAATTCATGCTTCTTGAAGAAGCTGAATCGCTTCCCATTGAAGCAAGTTTTCTCGAAAAGGCCAATGCCACCATTAATCCTCCCAAACCCCCCTCCTTTCGCTCCATTCTTCCCACCTTCGCTCGTACCGCTGAAGCAGTGCGTCGACGACTCGACGCGCTTCAAGCCCTACTGGATGCAAACGCCACTAAGGTTGAATCACTCAATCTTTATGCCGTTAGCACTCCAGGCCTAGGTAAAAACACCTTCATTGATGCCTTCACCATTCGAGTTCACAAACTCCTTGGTGACAAAGACATCGATAAGAACCCTGTTTATATGATGCCAATTGATGCTGATTTCCACGACAATCTTCGTCCCGACGCTCATACCACTGTCGTCCTCGACGAATTCCTCAATACCACAGACCCCACCAAACTTTCCTACCAATCCGATCTCTCCCTCGCCATGACTGCTGGAACCGCCGTCCGTGCTGCACATTCAGTCGCAGAACGTAAATCCAAACATGCTTTTAAGCATGATATGTTTGTGTGTTTTACAAACATGCTCATACCTGGTTCCTCCTTCCTCAAACTCCCAATTCATGGAGCTTTCACCCGTCGCTTCTATCGCTTTCGTATGACTTGCTCCCACCCCGCTTATGACCCTCTCACTGGTCGTTGGTCTGATTCCACAGACGCCGACCTTGAAATCACCTATCTCAAATACTACATGTTCCACATCGCTGAATTTGTTATGCGTGATGGCTCCTTCATTGACGTCGGTCCCGAAATCTCGCTCACTTACGCTCAAGCCTCTGATTGGGCCGCAACCAAACTAGCCGATCGCCGTCTTGCTTTCGCTAGTCGTGCTGCTGCCCGACTCAACCCTCTTCCCTCTTCCCTCTTCACCGTTGATCAAAAGACCATAGAATCGCTCCTTCAACCTGCTTTTACTAAGTCCTCTATCATCGCTGCTAGACAACTCCTTTCCTCCTCTTCTGACGCCGAGACGTATTCATACGTCTTGGAAGTCGCCAATCGCTGGATCGCTCAATTTCATGAAGTTGTTGGTCTTACCCAATCACAACAACCTCAATACGTTCCTCCCGACCCTACTGACTCCCTCTTTAACTCATTATTCGACTTTGTCGATATTATGACTAAAATGGTCCACGACTTCCCCCGTCTTAAACCTCTCCTCCAACCTCTCTCCCTCGTTGTTCATCGCTCAATTATAATTTTCGAAGCAACGACCCACCTCCCTCAATTCAAAGATCTCGAACGATCTATCCACTCTCTCTCTAACTCCATTATCTCTCAAGGAGTTGGAGACTGGACGCTTGTCGGCTGGAACGCCGCATGCGCTCTCGCTATTGCTCTTATCCCCGCACTTGAAACATGGAGAGTCGGCCCTGCAATCCTCGCCACAGCCGCTCTAGGTGAACCTAAGTTCACTGAGCACGACCCCGTGCTTAAACCAATTCTCATTCAAGAGTATGTCAAACAACGTACTCAACCTCCTGAAACTGGTTACGTTCTCCTTGTTGACCGAGTTTATTATTCTCTCTCCTATCCCTCTTATATCCGCTTGTTCCGTTGTGGGCTCTTACACGTCCCCAAGGTTCGAGTCCATACTCTTGGAATTTTCCTTCCAATAGAGCAAGACCTCTTCACTGAGTTTGCTCTACCCCTCAATACTTTCATTTATCCCAATGACGCCATTCTCACCGAAGAAGTTCTTTCTTTTCTTGAGCACTGGTGCACTTACAAATCACGCTGTATTTATAAATCTCTTGATTCTGACCTAGAATCTATTAAATACAGAGCGTGCATTAATCGCTACAAAGCTGAATCCATCTTTCAATTTACCCACGGAACGATCCACTATTTCCGATCTGCTGCCTTCGTTGGACCTCCTCCTGAAATCCACCAACACATACATGATCGGTCAGTCTTTCAATCCGTGCAGGATTCATTCTCCTCTCTCTCTGCCCTCACCCTTCCTGCGTTCAGTTATGGCTCCACTGCCTTAATTGTCTTCGTCGCTGGCACTCTCACCAGCTTCGTCGTTAAATGGTTCGTTGGGCGCATTCTTGCGCTCTTCAACCCTGAACCCACTGAGGTCGTTATTACTTTCGAACCCCAGCCACAAACCCAAAATAAAAAGTATGAATCTGGTCAACCCATAAAGGACGCCCGCCAGTCCTACCAGATCAATATGCCTGCAGTGCGATCTATTGCCACTCAAGGCGGCTTCACTAAATTCGTTTCCAAATCTATGGAAGCGCAACTCGCCGTCATCATGCACAATGAATTTGACGCGGTGATAGAATATACCGACCCCGAAAAATCAATCGTCCTCGTTTCCTCGAAATTCCTCATTCGATTTTACGCTGGAACGACTTTCGGTACAAACTACCACTCGCTTCATTACGCACTCACTCACCCCCTCGTTTACTCCACACTCATCATATCAAAAGGAACATGGAAGTCCCCTCCCATACCTTTCGACAAGATGAAGATTGCGTGCTTGGCTCAACCAAGTGACGCTTTCGTCCAAGATCTCGTGTTTTGCAACATTCCTCCTCGCTTTGTTAATGCACGACGTGACATCCACGATTACTTTCCTAAACGGAGTGAAATAACCGACGACTATCTTTACAACGTTAGTTTTATCACTCCAGATTATCAGTCCGACTTTGCAACTGCTTTCATTCGCCCGCTTGAAACTGGTCGCTTCGAAAAGCGTATAGTTACGTCCACGGATCTAAGAGACGGCACTCATCTCGACCTTACTGTCGTTGATGCTGTCTCATTTCCTGGGCTTTCTCACGCTGGACAATGCAACTCGCTATATGTCACTGACAATCCTAAAATCACTAAACCTTGGTTCGCCTCCCATGACGCCGGTGACAAAATGTCCGGCCGTCAATATGCCTCTCTCCTTTTCCAGGAATTGCTTCAAATTGGCCTCCAAGGCGCTGAACCCTCTCAGCTCCCTATTTCTCATCCTCTCACTACCGAGTCTATCGCGACTTGGAATGTGACTGGAAATGAGCCTGAAGCACGCTTTTGCCCCAAAACTACTTTGCCTGTGGCTATGTTGGACAAACCCTTCAATCACCACATAAACCACAAAAACGATATCGTACGTACTCCAATGTTCCCTCTCGAGAAGCCCACTAAGAGCCCAGCTTCCCAATCTGTTCAGGCATTCGCCAACATTATTGAGAAACTAAACTCTCCCGACTTCCGAGTCATCAATCCCATGTATGACATCGTTGCCTTAAAGTATCAACGTCGCTTGCTGAAAATGGTTCCGGTCACTCCGATCCACTTAAGCTTGGACCAAGTGCTTAACGGCCCCAAATCCTCCCTCCAATCCCACCCCATGCGCCGCCTCACCTCCGCTGGCTTTCTAAAACCTCTCTGTTTAGGAAAGCCAGGTAAAGCTGCGCTCATCTCTGAAGACCCGCATGGTCACAAGACCCCAACTCCCCTCCTCACCACTATTCTCGAAAACTTCTCTAAAGAAGTTGATGTTGGTGTTCCCGCCTCAATCGAACAAATCAACATCAAGATCGAATTGCGTACTAATGATCGCGTGGAAGCTGAAAATTCCCGCGGTTACTTCGCAAACGATCCTCGAGCACACATCACGTGTTCCCAAGAGTTTGGCGCGTTTTTCGCTGCCATGCAGGCCAACCCCCTCCTCTCCCGCTGCGTCATAGGCATTGAACCAGGATCTTCCTCCTGGGGCAAGCTTATTGGCTCCCTCCGTGCTGACGGTTACAATCTTGTCCAAGCTGATATTAAAGCAAACGACATCCGCGCTCACCGTTATTCTATACTTAAGGTCTTCTCTCTCATCGAAGCCTGGTATCAGAAATACGATACGCGTGACCCCGTCACGAAGGCGTACCATACTAAACGCCGCTACCACCTCACTCTCTCTGCCGTCTCTCGCTTGATTCAAGTGGGTTCATTGGTCTTCCAAAATGACCATGGCGTTGGATCTGGGCGCGACAACACGTCGCACATCGTTAGCCTGCTCCGTCACATTGACAGCATGGCAATCAACGCCCGCCTTTTATTCCAACACTATCCGGAGAGCGCAACCGAAATTCTTAACAATGACGATCTGCTCTACGCAATGTTCCCCTCGATTCACTACGGTGATGACGCTATTGGGAGTATCCATCCCCAATTCCCATTGATCAACAATATAACGAGACGTGACACCGCTAAACGCGAACACGATCTCGATTACACCACCCCTTTGAAATCAATGGATGAGTCACTTATTCCACCTTACTACCCGTGGAAAGATTTAGACTTTCTCTCAAGGAATTGTATCAAGTTACATGGTTCCTGGATGTCTCAGCTCCGTGAAGATACCATTTACAACATTATTTACTGGCGCAAAAACGACTCTGTACCTAACCCCGAAAAATGTGTACAACTTGTCGAATCTGCCCTTGTTGAATGGTTCCAATACGGTGAGACACGCTTCAACCACGAACGTACTCGCTACAATGCTGAGTTAGCACGCCTCCGCTATCCTCAGTGTTCCTTGACCTATGAGAAGGTCTATAGTGACTGGCACGCGAACTATTAAGTTCGCGCGCCGCACTGCGGCGCCTCGGCGCCGCCCACCCGGGCCCAGGACCTATTCCTGGGATATCGATCTGATATACCGCGCGCAGTAATGCGCCCCACCCGAGCAAACGAGCCCAACCCTTTAAACCTTGTAATTTAGGTTGCACTCCATCTCACCCCCCCACCGCTAGAAATTAGCGTTAGAAAAACAATGGGCGAGTAGAACTACTGATATCTACCTACTCACGATCTGGTATTGCTGAAACTTCATCCCCCACCTCATCCACCTCCACCGACCGTCTTCCCTCTGAAGACGTCCGAAGCGTCGACGGCCTTACGGCTGTCGACGAAGCCGCTGGCCTCATCGTCGCGCCTCCCGACGCAACGCAGAACCAGCTGCTCACAAACCTCGACCCTTATCACACCGAAAGTGTGTCCCAAATGTGTGAGCGATTTTATCGTGTCCTCCAATTTGATTGGACTGCAGCTCAAACTTCAAACACCTTGCTGCAGGAAATCAAGTTTCCTGACGTCATATACGCCCAACCCTATATTTACGACAAGTTCCGTGACTACATGGGGATGCGTTCCGATGTCACCTTTTACATCCGAATCACCTCCTCCGCATGGAATTATGGCGCACTTATGTGCGGCTGGGTCCCTGATTATGACTCCACATCCACCTCCGCCTTCCGGCACCAAAACGTTGTCTCCCTTTCTCAATGCAATGGTTTTTCCATGCAAGCTACCACTGGCGTGTCTCAGGAGCGCACGATCACATGGGAGGCTCCATTGCCCTTCATGCTTATCGCTGCGATTGGTTCCTCTGGCCATAAATCGAAAATTGGTTCGCTCTTTATCCGCGTTCTCAATCAACTCGAAGCTGCTGGAGGATCCACACCCGATCCTGTCACCGTTAGCGTCTACGCTAAATTCAAAAACCTCATTCTGATGGGCTATTCTCCCTCAGACAACGTTTCTTCTACTACCACTACCAGAAAAGTGGTGCTTAAGACTCAATCAAAGACCACGAAAGAAGCTAAATCTAAAAACTCATCCATCTCCGGCGTCGCCGAGGCTACCTCCACGATCAAAGGAATATTAGGATCTGTTATGGACGCAGCAGAAGTCGTGGGTTCTCTAATGGAAACATTAGGCCCACTCGCAAGTCTTGCAGCTCTTGACAAACCAACTCAGGTGATGCCACCACATCCTGTTTATACCGACTACCTTGCCACCCTCAATCATGGCAAGGGTATTGACATGGGTGTTAAGCTCGCCATCAATCCTGATGCTGTTATCAGCGTCGAAGGGGCGTGTGTTGCAAGCTTATCTCCGCAACCCTCTCTTGCGGATTTAATCATGCGCCCAACCTTTGTGAGAACCTTCAAATTCACTCCAGCCAGCGTTCAAGGAACTTGGTCCTACTGGGTTCTCAATCCTGCGAACTCTCCTAAGGTCCTAACTTCCACTGACCGTTGGCCAGATGGAGTCTGGCAACCAACCTTTATGGGTTACTACTCGCAGTTCTTCAAGCGTTGGCGTGGTTCCTTCAAAATCCTACTTGAAGTTGTTGCCTCGCCCAACACAGTCTGCGATATACGTATTGCCCATTTCCCTGAAGTGCCAAACTTCACTGCCCCTCTTGACGATTATGATGGAGACATCGTGTCGGAGCTGATCTCCATTCACGGTCCCAAAGAAATTGAACGAACCATGGGTTACGTGTCCATTCCTCATTGGCACGAGCTCGACGATGTTACTCTCGCAACCGCTGCGAATAGTATTGGTTGTTTCGGTATCACTCTTGACTCCAAGATCTCCACGATCGGTTCTGATGTTACTTCCAATATTTACGTCAACATGTATGTAGCTGCCGGCCCTGATATGTCGTTCATGCAATATCGTTCCCCCCTATTGTATCCCCAAATCGACCCTCAAGCCACAACTCTCACCACGTTGACTCCTCCAGGAAGATCTTCAATCAAAACCCAAGCTAACCTCCAAGACTCATTCACCAAACCTTTCAAAGGTATCCGTGATGTTAGTCTCAATCCCGAAGTTGGCTATATCAACGCTGATCCTGTGTGTCATATTACCGATATGGCCCATCGTTATGTGTACCGTGGTGGTCCTGCTACTTTAGAATCACCCGGCCCATGGCAATTTCAGCTTTCACCGACGTTCTATAAGGATGGTCCTGATACGTACTCTCAAAACACTATAACTGGATTCCTCGTATATCCGTTTCTCCATTGGCGTGGCGCAATGCGCGCCTGCTATGAGAACTACGACACCGACACTACTCTCTACGAGTTTTATGTCGGAACGTATGATGAAACCTCTTATCAGTATGATTCAACGTCAAATGGCAGCGTCCGGCAATACACCCGTGGTCAACCTCTCTTTTGGGAGTTGCCATGGAATGCCGGTCGCATGCATAATGACACCGTACCAACGCGTCTTGGACAAGAAGAGCCCGTAATGGCTTTGTACTCAACCACAAGCTACAACGTGCTCACCTCTGTTCCAACCCGCTCTGACTGTTCTAATTACCGAATTCTCCAATCCATTGGAGACGACTTCAGTGTTGGCTCAATCTCGGCCTGTCCCGCTATAGGCCTCAATCTCTTCTCCTCTCCTCAAGAGGACCTGGACTCTTTGAATTTGTCGTCCACGACAATGAAGAAAGTCTCACATTTCCTTTTCTCTAAAGGAAAGGTCCCTGAAAAGACCACCCCCCAATCACCAAACAAAACAACCTCTTCCAATGCTCAACCTTTTTAAGGAAGCAAAGGATGTCCCGG